AGATGAAGATCTTGCAGAAATAATATTAAGAAGAAAGCTAGACAAATTAATAGATAATGCAGATAAAAAATTTAAGTTTTTAAAAGATATGCCTACAGAAGTACAGGATGTTATATATGAAATGTGCTATCAGCTAGGTATAACTGGTGTTTCAAAGTTTAAAAAAACATTAGCCTATTTAGAGAATTATGAATTTAAAATGGCTAGTGCGGAAATGCTTGATTCTAGATGGGCAATACAGACACCAAATAGAGCTAAAAAACTAAGTAATATAGTTAGAAAGGCATCAATTAAAAAAGGAAGATAATGGATGGCATAGATCCTAAAAAGTTTATCTGCCCAAATTGCTATCATGTGGGTATGAGTAAGCAGGGATTTAATGAAAGAGGACAACAAAGATACCAATGTAAAAGTTGTCGAGTAAAAACAATATATCCAATAACAGATGCTGATGTAGATATAGTAAGAGAGAATGTAAGGCTTTCTAAACAGAAACAGAAAGCACAAGATAAAAATAGAATATTTAACAAGGCATTTAGAGAACATGCCAGAATTGAAAATGCCATTGAGGCATATAGTAAAGAATTAAAACAGCTTTTTGAAAAAAATAAATTACATTGCACTACCAAGAAACATAAGGTAAATGAAAAAGCCTGCGGAGTAATACAATTTAGTGATGTGCATTTGAATGAGTTGGTATCTTTAGAAAACAATAAATATGACTTTAGTATTGCATCCAAAAGAACAAAACATTTCGTAAATAAGGCTAAAACGTACTTTAAAACAGCAAATGTGAGTAATATAGTGTTTGCATTTACAGGTGACCTTATGAATAGTGATAGAAGATTGGATGAGCTATTGAATCAAGCAACGAACAGAGCTAAAGCAACTTTTTTAGGTGTAGACATATTTCAGCAGGCTATATTAGATATGGCTGAAGATTTTAATGTAACAGTTGCATCTATAGTAGGAAATGAAGGTAGAGCAAATAAAGAACTAGGATGGAGTGACATAATAGCAACTGACAATTATGATTACACTATATTTCAATGTTTAAGGTATTTATTTAAAGATACAGACATTAAATTTATACATGGGGATCCATCAGAATTAGTAGTAAATGTAGCTGGTCAAAATCTTTTAATGATGCATGGACATGGCTCATTTAGAGGTAAATTAGATACAGCAGTGAATCAAATTGCAGGTCGCTATTCTATGAAAGGTGTTAAGATTGACTATATTATCATGGGCCACATACATTCGTGCAGAATAGGGGATACCTTTGGAAGGTCATCATCTATGGTTGGGGCAAATGATTATTCAGAGAAAGCACTTAATCTCAATGGAAGGGCAAGTCAAAACTGTTATATATTCTATGACAATGGGAATAGGGATGGGATTAAAATTGACCTGCAAAACATAGTGTGTGATGGATATAATATAGATACATCACTAGAAGCATATAATGCAAAGTCGCATAGCAAGACAAGAACAAAAAAGACGATATTTGAGGTAGTAGTATAAAATGATAGATAAAAAAATATCTGTAGGTACTATAATAACACTAGCAACAATTTTAGGAACATTTATGTTTACACAGGGTGCGACTGATAACAGATTAGATGTTATAGAAAGTGATGCGGAGAATACTAGAAAAAAAGTTATGTCAAATAAAGATAAAACACAAAGTTTAGAAGTAAAGATAGCTAGAATAGAATCTAAGATAGATGAAGGTTTTAAAAATCTAGAAAGACTATTAATAGAAAATTAAATGAATGAACGAACAACAACTACAGACAATAGGAACAGATCTTATAGGAAGCTATGGCTGGCTTTTTGTCGTTGGTTTTTTGGCAGTTCTTTTCAGATCCACAATAGAAGGACTGACAGAATCATTTAAAATATTCTGGGGTAATTCTATAAATGTTGGTGACGTTATTTATATATGGATAGAAGGTAAAAAATATGCTGGAAGAATAGTTAGACTAGGTTTATTTAAATGCTCTATAATAGTATATAATGTAGGGCATACAAAGGATGGAGAACCATACATAAGCGGTGGTGAAGATCTGGAAATACAAAATAGTAAGTTAAAAGATTTTATAATGACAAGGCCAATGGAAAAAATAGATGTAAGTAATTTTAAAGCAAATGGCTATAAAAAAGATTAAAAAGGAGATAATATGTTAGAAAATATATTAGGGGCAGTAACAGAAAATTCAGGATTATTAGTAGGTGGAGGATCATCTGCAATAGTATTATGGGTATTGAAAAAAATACCTAATGAGAGTATATGTAGTGTTATAGAAACTACATTTGAAAGCATTGGAAAGGTAATGACACTAGGATTAAGCAAATGGAAGATTACAAAGGGTGTGTGGAACAAAACTATAGAGCCATACTTTATAGATCTTCTAGACAATGTGTTTGGATCATTAGTTAGAGGTATGATTAAAGGTTTAAGGTCAGACAATAAATAATGAATCTAATACCTGCAATAAAGCTATTAAAAAAAGCTAAAGAAATACATGATTATGTAAAAAAACCTAATAATCTAGATTTGCAAGGTGATATGTTTTTAGTGCGACTAGAGAAATTAGAAAAAAAAGTAGATAAATTGCTTAAAAAGTCAAAAAGTAAAAAAGTTGCAAGTGAACCAAGATGGTATGAGGAAAAGTAATGCCAGAAGTACAAAAAACACCTAGATTTGCAAATACAATTAAGACTCTTAGCATAGATTCACCATTAAAGATTGATAGACAGCCGATAAAGGCAGAAAGTGACACAACAGGGCTATTGCTATCAACTGATAGAGTATATGTTGAAAATGAGCCATTATCTGAAAAAGAAGTTGCAACAAAAAAATATGTAGATAATTCGGTAGATAATTTAGTTCAAAGTGGAGCTGTGATTGGATATAGTAGAATTGCAAATGATAGCACTTCAGCACCAGATAATTCAATTTCATTAACCTCATCAATGACAGTTTTGCAAACTGCACAGGGCACAGATGTAAAAGTTACATTTACTGCACCAAGCTCTGGAAATATTGAAATTGTATTTAGTTGTAGACTATATACTAGTTCTACAACTGTTGGATTTGCATTGTCAGATAATTCTACATATAATGAAGTTCATGAAACACATACATATGATGCTGGTATATATAAAATGGATGAAACAGATATTAATTTTATTAACATAGCATGGGCGGTCACAGGATTGACATCTGGGCAATCTTATACATATTATATTGCAGGTGAAGAAACAAGTGGATCAACTTCAACAATAGCACATGGTAGATTTAGAACTGCGGAAACACATTATACACCTATATTAGTTAAAGCTATAGCATTACCAGATACAATATTCACAGGAGAGTAGATGAGTTTAGAAGATAAAACATTAAAAGGTGCATATAAAGATTTATTGCAAATGGACAATTCAAACAATGGTGTTGATACTAATTTAAGGAATGTTAAAGATGGTGAAGGAACATCATCAGCACTTTACATGTCAGATGATTCTGTAAGAGTATTTCCTGTAAATGACGATACAACTTCTGCACTATCAGTAAGAGCAAAAAATGGGACTGATGTATTTCGAGTAGATACAACTAATAATATTGTAAAAGCATCAGGAAATAATGTTAATACTCAGTATACATATTTTAGTATAGTAACCACACATTTTAGTAGTGCATTAGCAAATACACATTATGCAGTACCATTTGCAAATGGTAATAATGCAACAACAACAACATACATTGATCTTGGAACAGGAACAGATCCTGCAACAACATTTACAACATCTAGTGATGCATATAAATTAGTTCCAGTTATGTGGTATATCCCTGATAATATATCTATAGATGCAATATATTCATTAGAAGGTGCAGATGCATCTACTGGTGATACAACAAGGATGCATTTAATGAGCTATGATTTTACATCAGGGGCCACAAACTGTCTAACTAATGGCACATTACTAGCACATAATTCAGATGTAACAAATGCAGGCTATGAACAGCCTTATCTATCAACTTGGACTATTGATAGTGCAAATGTAACATCAGGAAAAGTTATTTTAGCAACATTTAGGAGTGATTCAGTAAATTCAGATTACTCATTAAGTATTAAATGCAAGTACCACATTGTTTAAAGGAGAATTAGCACATGGCATCAGAACCATCAGGTAGTTATACAACAGAAGCAACAGGCACAGGAATGTCTTTAGGCACACCATTAGGCCAAGCAAGTAAAATAGATTACAATAAACCTATTGATACAAAAACTAAAGCAATCAAATACAGTGAAGACACACCAGACTTATTATTAGATTTAAACAGCACAGCAAGTGAAACTGTATCAAGAACAGGTATGGTAAAAGCGGTAAAAGTAAGGAATGATGGTTATGTGCCAGCTACAGCATTATTCTCATATAGTGAGTATGATTCGGAAACTAATGTAGCAGGGACAAGATATGTTCAATACATGTTAAATCCATCAGAAGAAATAATTTTGCCAACAACAAGAGCTATTATTTCAGATTTGTTAAATGAATGGGATGGAACAGCAGTACCAGCAACAGCACCAAATACGGATGAGTATGTAGCAGTTGCTAGTTTTTTAGATGGAGCAATAGCAGATGGTAATGCAACTACCTTTAATGTAGATGACAATTCAACACCTGTAGCTACAACAGGATTTTTCTATGTAGGTGACAAAATAAGAATAGAAGATGAAATAATGGAAATAACAGCAGTAGGGGCTAATACTGGAGAGCAAGCACAGCTAACAGTTATAAGAGGTGTTGATGGATCTAGTGCAGTAGCACATGGTGATAATACAGCAATAAGACTTCCATTTTATAACATGTATCATCATTTTAATAAATACACATTAACACAAAGTGATGATTTAGGTAGATATAAAGCAACAAACCTAGCAGGGTATGGTAGAGCAAATAGTGGGCAGACTGGTATTACAATAGGCTCAGTAGCATTGCAATTTTATACACATGGAGAGTCTAGATTAGGTTTATCTGATGTAACTGCAAATTCTGAATCAGGATTAACATCAGGCACAACATATTACTTTAAAATATCAGTAGATGGAAGTACAGCAAAAGAGCTTAGTTTTGTAGTGGATTCAACAAAGTTTGGTGGAAGTACAGGTGTTGTAGCAAAAATACAAGCATCAATAGATGCAGAGTATTATACTGAAGGGGACATGTTCCAAAAGAAGGTATCAGTAGTAATGACAGGTGGAGATATAGTATTTAGAGGACATACACATTTATCTTCATCATCTGTTGTTTTAAGTGCAGGAACAAGCGGATCTGCTAATGTAGATGAACTGTTTGATGGCACAAATCAAATTGGTAGAATCCCAGCAACACCAATACAATATCCATCAAGACTAGAACAAGAAAGTACATTTAATCCTGTTACTAACTCAGCAACATATAAAGATATATTTGTAAGAGATGATGGCAATGGTAATCTAATATGGGCTAACAGAAATAAATGTGGAACTATAAACTATGAAACAGGTGCTATTGACTTTGTAGTACCTGAAAGACCTAATGCAGAATTTGTAGTAGCATTAGCACATTCAGGGCCATTTAGTGGTAAATTAGATCCTACAACAGCAGGTAAGAAAAACGGATTAATTCAAGTATTAGCTAACACACCGCAACAAAAGTGTGAGGCTAAATTAACAGTAGAAACATTTTAAGGAGGTATATATGCCATACGGTAAAGGTACATACGGAAAAAAAAGAGGTAGACCAAAATCAAAACTTGCAAAAAAAAGAAAAAAAATGTCTAAAAGAAAAAGGAAATAATAAATGGCAACTGATTTTAAATATGCAAGTCAAAGTGATTTAGAAACATATTATCCAAATTTTACACACAATGATTCTAAAAGACAGATACTAGGCTGGACTACTGAAACCATAAGCGGTGACACATACTATGTTTGTAATGATGCAGGGTTTGTATCTCAATTATTTATTGATGGTAAAATGCAAGACAAGCAAACTATCGCAACAACTAAAATAGATGATGCACAGGAAGCTATAGATGCATCAGAAACAGATATAGATATTACACTTCATTCAGATTGGACAGCAGACACTTTTATTAAGATAGATGATGAAATTATGTATGTAGAAAGTGCAACTAATGATACACAAGATAGGATAACTGTAGTTAGAGGTGTTTTAGGAACAACAGCTACAACACATGATTTAGGTGCAGATATATATTTACATTTCCAACCTTCTGCTAATGGTCAGTTTTTATATGATCAGGATAACGATTTTGTGATATTAAAATATGGTTCAAATCCAGATGACTTATTAGTTGAGTCTGGAGTAGACAATAAAACATATTATGATCAAATGCTAGTAAATGCATCTATGGAATTAAATAATATTTTAGATGCTAGGTTTGCAACACCATTGCCAAAAGTTACACAAATTGATGAGAATACAGCATTTGGTGCTAAAGAATATGATGCAATAATAATTAAGATGACATGTTATTTATGTGTATCTAATATTTTAAGATCAGAAGGAAATGTAGACGAGGCTGATTATTATTATAGTTTAGTTACAAATGCAGAAAGAGCAGGAATGGCAGATAGGCTCAATGCAGGTGAATTTAAACTATCATATGAGGTAGATGCAAAAGATAGTCAGGGCAGAGTAATGCAAAAGTCAGTTGCTGGTAGTATGGATCTTGTAGAAACAGCAGGTGAATATTTTGGTGAAAAATATGACGTACTTAAAATAATTTGCACAGTTGGTGGAGCATATGGAGTTGCAAAAGTCAAAGTACAATATTTTGGTGACAATAAGCTATTAGGAAGTGAAACAGGTGATGAGTTTGTTTCTGGAGGGCTACAACTACTAATATCTGGATTATATGTTAGATTTGAGGGTAGTTCGATGACTGTAGATGATTATTGGAAAATAGAAGTAAATAGTAAGTATAGAAAAATATCAAATGCAAGTAGCGGTTCAATAGATCTTACAAGGAAAGGTTATATTGCTTAATGGCTATAACACCAATAAATAATCTTAAAAACATTATAGATAAATTAAAATCTAAATTTAAGACTGAATTTGGTAGTTCATTAAGAGTATATTTAGGACATGAAAATGAGGCTAAAGGATCACAGTACCTGCAATTAAATCCAGTTAGTAATACATTGTTAGAGTATGCATCATTTGCAGAAACAAGAGAATATAACATAGATATGATATTTTATAGTGCAAGAAAAAATATTGACACCAAGTCTTTAGAAAATGTGTATAGAATGGTGGCTAGAATAGAGGCATTAATACATGATAACATTACAATGACATTAGCAGATAGTACACAGGCTTATGATTGTAAAATAGAATCAACAACATATAATACACAAGATGATGAAGAAAAATATGTAGTAACTATGAATTTTAATTGTAAACATACTGGAAATGTAGCATAGGAGAAAATATGAAAGTAAAAGCTAAATTAGAAAAATTTTTAAGGTTAAATAGTACGGCCATACCTTGCGATGTAGCCACTAGAAAATCTTTAAAAAAAGGAGATATAGTTGATATAGATGATGCAACAGCAAAAACACTTATAGCAATGAATATCGTAGAGGCACAAACAAAAACAAAATCAAAAAGTAAAGGAGAGAAGTAATGGCCGATGCAAGAGTTCTCCCCATAAGTAATGTAAAAGTAGGAATAAAAGCTGAAGATGGTGGTGGTAATGGATTTGGTAGAGGTTTAGATGAATCAGGCCCAGATAGCACAGCATACAGACAATTAAACATTGTACAGCCTGCAAAGCCTACATTTAATATTACAAGGGAATCAAGATTATTATCAGGCAGAGGATTAGTTAAAAATTCAGCTGATACAGTAATTAACACAAAGGGCGGTACAGTTTCTATGCCTTTTGAAATGATAGCTACACCTAAATTATTATCACAGCATCTAGCACTGGTTGGACAAGAGCATACCGAAACAGGATCTGGAGGTAGTGAAGTGCACTCAATAAAATTTGATGGCACATCTAATGCAACATCAGTAGGTGGTACAGAAAGTAATAATATCCCACATAGTGTAAACCTTGCATACTATCCTGCATCTGGTGAAGGTATTAAAGTGACTGGTGTAGTTTGTTCAGATATTGCACTTAGTTTAGATTATGGTACAAATGGTGGATTCATGACAATGAGTGGAAACTATTTTTCAGGAATGTCATCACCTGCAAGCACAGCAAGTTGTTTAGAGCAAACATTTGATGGCACATGGCTCGCACCAGAAACATCATATTATAATATAGGTGGTATTACTACTAAAACTTTAGATGTAGAAGGCAATGCGACACAGCCACTAGTTCTAAAGAATTTTAGTCTAAATATTGCAAATGGTGTAAATAGAGTAGGATTTGATTCAAACGGAAATGCAGAGGCTTACTCATTACCAGAATATGCAATAACAGGCAGTATTACAATAAAGTATGATGATGAGTTTGACTATGGTGCTGATAATAATGTGATTCAGGATTTCTTAGATGGAGATACAATGTCTTTAGCTCTTAAATGGGGTGATGGAACTGTAAGTTCAGCAGGAGAAATGAACATACTAGCTGAATGTCAATACACAGGAGATCCATCGCAAGATATATCAGAAAATGGCATATTCCATACATTGCCATTTGAATGTGTAGTAAATTCATCAACAGAAGCACTTGTAATACAAAATTTTGTTGGTGAGTCACAATCAGCATGGTAAAATAAGGAATTATTAAATGGCCGAAATTAAAGGCGAAAATAAAAAGTCCATACCATTTAACATTAAAGACATGAACCTTCAAGAAAGGGGCAAGTTTGTTAATTTGTACACTAAAGCAGAGATGTCTAGTCCTATGGATTGGGCATCTTTTGCAGAGTGTTGTTTAATTGCTACGGATTTAACAGAAAATCAACTTATGGAGCTAACTGATGTTGATATAATATTAGTAGCTAAAGAAGCCTATTTAATAATTAATAATAAAAAAAAAGACAAGAAATAAGATTAAGGATTAATGTACATATAGCAATCAATGGTTTGCCTAATATAAGTACATTTCCTGAGTTCCCATACATGGCAATAAATCCATGTAGTGGTGAAGAACAAGAATTTAAAAATCTAGATGATGTTTATGATGTAATAGAAGATTGTTACATAGAATGTAAACAGAAAGGATTTGATAGAGTGGGGGAAGCACTTTATGAGCAAGCATTAATGTTTGTAAATATTGATAAAATAGTAGATGATAATCATCAATTAAGAATTAAAGAATATAGATTTTGTAAGAATTTTAATTGCCCTCCATATCCTTCCTTGAATGAAACACCAGCTAAAACTATAGATGAATTTCTTATAATAGAAGAAGAAATAAATCAGTATAAAAATAGGGATACAAAAAATGGCTAATGAATCAATATATACTGTTTTAATGCGAACTGTAGGGTTTGATAAATCTGAAAGACAAGTTGGCAAAATGAGCAAAGCATTAGGCGGATTAGCTAAAAGAGCAATGCTGGTAGGTGGTGCATATTTCTCAGCACAAGGTATCATACAAGGTGCAAGAGCATCTGTTGATGCATTTGCAAGGCAAGAACTAGCAGAAAGAAAGTTAGAACAAGCACTAGGCAGAACATCTAAAGCACTACTAAGTCAGGCTAGTGCATTACAAAAAATGAGCACAGCAGGTGATGAGGCTATTATTGAGCAGATGGCATTTTTAGGATCACTTGATATGACAGAAAAACAAATAAGCACAATTATACCAGTAGCTCTAGATCTTGCATCTGCAACAGGAATGTCTTTAGAATCTGCTGTTAGAAATACAGCAAAAACATTTAGTGGATTAGCAGGTGAGCTTGGTGAATTAGTACCACAATTAAGAGATTTAACCGCAGAAGAAATGAAAGCTGGAAAAGCTGTAGAGGTTATGGCTGAATTGTTTGGCGGATCTGCACAGGCTGAAACAGACTCACTTACAGGTTCTATAATGCAAATGCAAAATGCATTAGGTGATTTAGCAGAAAATATAGGATCATTTGTGTCACCTATGATAGGATCACTTGCAAATGCAATAACATCTTTAATTAGCACACCAATGTCAGAATCATTAGAAGAAGATAGACAAAGCATGGAAGAACTATTTTTAGTTTTAAGAAGTTCTAATGCAACAACAGAGCACAGGGCTAAAGTGATAGAAGAAGTAAATAGCAAATATGGTCAATATTTACCAAACCTATTAAATGAAAAGTCTACACTAGATGACATAAAAGATGCACATGATGCTGTGTCAAATTCAGTATTAGCACAAATAGCTATTGAAGTAAATAGAGAAAAAATACAAAAAATAATGCAAGAGCAATTTGCACTAGAAGATAAAAGAGAAAAGCTATTAGTAGAGCAAGAAAAAGCACAGCAGAAATATAATCAAGCATTTGAAGATCAGAAAAAAGCACAAGAAGAATTAAATGCAACATATGTAGAAGGTATAAGTGTTCAAGGAAAATACAAAGATGATACTGCTGAATTTGAAGTAGCAATGGTGTCTGGTGCAAGTGCAAGTGATGCATTTGGTTTCACTCTAGAAACTAATAGAAGAAATTTAGCAGATGTGACAGAACAACTAAATGATACTGACAAAGCAATGGAAAACAACAAAACAACAATGGAAAACTTAACACAGCAAGGCCTAGATATGGCTAAAAGTTTTACAACAATTAAAACAACTACTGAAGAAACTGGTGATGTCCCATTGTTGTTTACAGCAACACAAATCTCTGAAGCAGAAACTAAATACAAGCAACTACAAAGTGTAATTAATGAACACAATTTTCAAAGTCAATTAAAAATGACAGAAGATGTAGCTACAGCTTTATCTGATAGAATGGAAGTAGAACTAGAGGCATTAAAATTAACAGAAGAACAAAAACAAGAAATAAGAGATTTTTATGCAGAACAGCAATTAGAAAAACAAGAAGAATATGATCACCGAAGTAAGCAAATAACACTAGACACTATAAGTTCAATTAATGATGCTTTTTTAGATGGTGTAAACAGACGTGCAAGAACAGAAAAACAAGAATTAAGAGAATCAGATAAATTTGCTACAGCTAGTAAAGAAGAACGACAAGCTATGTTAGATGCTATAGATGAAAAATATGCTAATAAACGTAAAGCATTGTTTATTGCAGATAAAGCAACTGCATTGTCTGAAGTGTATATAAATACAGCTTTAGCTATTACTAAGGCTGGAGCACAATTAGGTGCATTTGGTATACCAATGTCTACATACTTAAAAGCACAAGGATTAGCACAAGCTGGTATTATATTAGCACAGCCTATGCCACAATATGAATATGGTGGATTAGTAGGTGGAAATAGACATGCACAAGGTGGCACAATTATAGAGGCTGAACAAGGTGAGTTTGTAATGAACAGAGATGCGGTAGAAAACATAGGTGTAGACACTTTAGAGTCAATGAATAGTGGTGCAGGTGGAGGTATTTCAGTTGTAGTGCAGGGCAATGTCATGAGTGACTCATTTGTAACTGAAACATTGCCAGAAAAAATA